TAATGCGAGAAAAAGTGTTTATCCGGGATGGTAAGAGCGTTGATTCTGCTGGTGTGATAAACACGACTAACACTTTCATCGAAAAAGATTAATATTTAAAACTGATTAAAAATGAATACACTAGATAAAAACCAACGGTATCTTATTCATGGATTTCACTACGAGATAAGCAGGAATGGTGAATTATGGAACACCAACACCGGAAGACTGATAAGACCCGGTTCTGATGGACGTTACTTGCTAAGAAAACAGAAGCATATGTATCGGTTCACTTTAGGCAGGCTCCTGTATGCGGTTGAGCATGAGGTATCCCCTGATTCCATAAAAGGGATAGTCATTATGCCGGAAGATAGCAAACCGGTTTTGATGACACGCGGGGATTATTGCAAGAAAGTTATAATACCTTTCAGACACAGTTCTTCCCAAAGAGATCTGGTCCAACGCTATCGCGAGGCTGTCCGTATAGCCGAAGTCATGATAGACTTTTATGAAAAAAGTGATATGGAGGAAATGACATCAGCCTTTACCACTTACGAATCAAAGATCAAAGGCTATATGTATTCAGGAGGATTCACTAACAGCCAGGATGTTATAAAGGAAGCATGGCAAAGTATCATCACCCGTGTAATATCAGGTGTGTGTGAAAAGAAACTGTTCACAATTGATCCTTACAATTATCTCCGCCGGTGTGTACGCAGCTATTTCTGTGAAAGGAAAAGGGAACGTATGGCATTGGTCGGGACACCGGAAAGGCGAAAAGGGCAAATAACCTATGATGAGATTCTGGAAATGTTATAATTCAAATCGCTAAAAACAAAGTTCTGATGATGAATCAATACAGACTATATACTATCCGGGAATGGGAGCTGGCACAACCCGAGGGGGTGTCCTTCTCTCGGTTCTTTCTTACCGACCATTCCGGCGAGGTCCGTAAAGTGACAGGTGCCATTCGTGTGCTCAAGCGAAAACTGGTGAATGGAGTGATGTGCCGGATTCCGACTAACAGGCGCGTGTTCTGGGACGGATACGGACACTGCTATGCAGGCACGCATAACATTCGCAAGAGAGACTATGACATTCCCCTAAAGGCAGGGGGAGAGGCTGGTCTTTCCGAAAAAAATGCAACTCTGTAATTTTGTACCGCTAATATAAGACTCTATGATAAAAGCTTCAGATATATATGCCGCTTCTCATGATGGTCTGGATATCATTCTGTATTATTATCCACAGGCCGAGGGATGTGTTGATAACCGTAAGAAATTTAAGATTCGTCCGGACGAAGACGATGCGTCCGCATGCATACGCAAATACGGTGATTGTTACAAGGTGACCGATTTTGGTGACCAGGGAACGGCTACCAGCCCGATTGATATTTGCATGAGGGAGGAGCACGTCAGTTTTGGCGAGGCCGTTGTCTTGTTGGCGGCGCGCTATAATGTTTCCGACGAACTGAAGCATTCCGTCAACAAGCCTGATATCCGCAAGAGACCGGCTTCGGCTGATGAAGCTGAAGGTTCCCGGTTTTTTGAACTTGAAGAAGCGTTTACTCCTGAGCAGCTTGCCATACTGGGCCCTCGTGTGAAACAGGAGCATTGCGATGCGTTGCATTGGCATGTGGCCAAGTCAATCAGCTACGTCAAGAACCGCGAGGTGACCACCAAATACACCACACCGACTTATCCGATTCTGATGCGTCAGTGTGTCATTCCCGGAGTGGACGGCAAGCCGGAGAGCGAAAAATCTTTCTACAAGATTTATGAGCCGTTGAATCCGGACAAGCAGTGGCGTTTTAGCTATACGCCTGATGGCGTCAAACCCCGGTATTATACCAATGGGCTGTACGAGCTGAAGGCTGCTTGGGCGAAATGGAACGCCTCACAAGAGACGCAGTTTTTTGATGATCCGGCTAATGAGGGCAAGCCTTACATATCGCAGAAGCTCGAAGAGGCGTTCATCTGTTCAGGTGAGCGTGATGCGCTGTGTGTCCGGGCGTTGGGGTATTATCCCTTGTGGTTCAATAGTGAGACACAAAAGATCACGTCTGATGAAATTAAAGAGATCATGAAATACGTGAAGCGTCTCTATAATATCCCCGACATTGATAGTACAGGCATCCGTAAGGGCACGGAACTGGCTTTGGAATTTTTGCATATTTATACCGTGTGGCTGCCCGAATCCTTGGGACGGTACCGTGACCGCCGGGGCAAGCCGCGCAAGGACTTCCGTGATTATGTAGAACTGCACCCGTCCAATGAGGATTACCGCAACTTGCTGGCACTGGCTATGCCTGCCCAGTACTGGGAGGAGAAAATCGGGCAGCGCAACGGCAACAAGACCTATACGATCAACTCGTCATACCTACATTATTTTCTCAGACTGAACGGCTATTACATTCTGAAAGATGATAATAGCGATACGCCCCGCTATGTGCATGTGGACAGATTCAAGGTCAGCGAGATCAAGGCTGGCGATATTGTGTCGTTCCTGAAGAGTGACGCTATGCGTCGGTTCCTGCCTGTCGATATACGCAATCTGATTCTGGATTCTCCTCGTGTTGGAGGCAGCGGCTTGTCTATGCTCGATGAGATTGACCTGAATTTCACCGCACACACGTTCAACAGTCAGACCATGTTCTTCGACAATGTGAACTGGAAGATTACAGGTTCCGGCATCGAAGAGGTCAAAGAGGCAGGTGGTGTGTACGTTTGGACGAACAACATCATCCCCCACAAGGTGAAAGTGCTGCCGGAGCCTTTCACGATCAAACGGGCAGCTGATGGGAGTTGGGATGTAACCGTCAACCCACATGACAGTCACTACATGGATTATCTTATCAACTCCAGCCGTGTTCATTGGCGCAAGGAGTTAGAAGAACTGTGGGCGGACAAAGACCAGGACCAGGCGGCCGCCTATCGGGCGGAGCATAAATTCGACTTGGCCGGTCCATTACTCAGTGCCGAAGAGATTCATGAACAAAAGCTGAATTTCGTGAATAAGATCTTCGCGGTTGGCTATAACCTGCACCGCTACAAGTCGCCCTCACGGGCATGGGCGGTGTATGCCATGGACAACAAGATTGGCGAAGAGGGGCAGTGCAATGGGCGTTCGGGCAAGTCCTTTTTCCTGACTTCCCTGAAACAGTTTCTTCGTACTGTAGTCTTGTCCGGACGAAATCCGAAACTGATGGATAATAACCACGTGTTTGAGCAAGTCAACCAGCACACCGACTTCATCATCGTTGATGACTGTCACCGTTACTTGGATACCGGTTTGTTTTACGACAGTATCACAGGAGGTATGACAGTCAACCCGAAAAACAACCATTCTTTCTATATCGAGTTTGAGAGCAGCCCGAAGTTCGCTTTCAGCACGAATTACGTGCCGGGCAACTTCGACTCCAGTTCCGATGCCCGGTTGATATATACGGTATTTTCTGATTATTATCACCAAAAAACCGATGAAAACGATTACTTAGAGACTCGTTCAATCTATGATGATTTCGGCAAAAATCTCTTTTCTCAAACGGATTATACAGAATCTGAGTGGAATGCCGACTTGAATTTCTTTGCCCGCTGCCTTCAGTTCTATCTGAGCACCGTCCATTCCGGTATTAAGATACAACCGCCCATGGGTAACATCATGAAGCGCAAGCACAAGGCGGATATGGGCGACAATTTCGAGGCGTGGGCGAATACTTACTTTGCAAAGGACAGTGGTAACTTAGACAGGTTGATTGTCCGCAAAAAGGCATACGATGACTTCAAGGATTTCGCAAAGGTGACAAATACATTTTGGTCTATGCAGAGGTTTACCAAGGCGCTCAAGGGCTTTGCAGCCTTATGTCCTTACGTTCAAACCTTGAATCCGGAGAGTATGCGCAACGGTTCCGACCGTATCACGCGCAAGGTTGACGGCAAGAGTGAAGATATGATATACCTTCAGTCGGTTGGAAGCACCATTGACGAGCTTAACTTTAATGCAAACATAGAAGATGATGACTCCGGAAATCCGTTCTGACCTCATTAAGCACTCAGACGAATATGTTCACGCGTTGATGACCGACAAAGAGGCATCAAAATACATGCTGAAGCTATATAACTTCTTGGCCGAGATGCAGCCTGGGCAGCGCATGAACCTGAGGGCTGATGGAGAGAAGCTGCGCTGGATGCTCGTCACCGTTGGCGAATTCATGCGCAGCGAAGGGCATTGGCGATGTTACGATCTCAATGCTGACTATACCAAAATTCGTCGGACGGAGCTTTTCCCCCGCCCCCGCAAAAAAAGACTTGGATAATTGCAACCTTGTATTACTGTGCCTATGGGCGTGTATGTTCGGTTATGGAACATACACGCCCTTTTTCTATTCTTCCTGCATCATGTAAAGATACATAACCGACCGTTCCTTTGCATTTTTCAACCGATGACGGCGGTTGATTGCTGTTTCTCCGTCCTCTTTTCCTTTTTTGTACTAAAACTTTGCAACTTTGTACCCAAAATAGGAAAGGAAAGATAAATAATTAAGAAATAGGAGGTTATGTCGGTTTCAAGTCGGCTACAAAAACGGTTGCGGATCGGCTTCAAACTACAAAAACTTTGCAACCGCTTAAATTAGGTTGGCGCAAAGATGCAAGATTACAAAGTTATGTACTCGGTTGCAAAATGCTTTTTTGTTTTTGTGTCTTCGTAATATGATGGTTTACAGTGTGTTGTTATTGAAAAATGCAGGGTTGCAAAAACGCATAAATTTCTGGGCAAATCAAACTATACCGAAGATACAACAAAAACGTACCGATATATATTCATGGGCAAATGCACGCGTGTTGTTAAAATACAAGAAATCCTGCCCCAGGGTACTTTTCCAAGCGCATTTTTCAGATTATTCTTTTTTATGTACAGCTGAAAATGTGTATCTTTGTAGATAAACTTTTGATTATGAAAGATTTCGTGTTTTATATTAAACTGGAGCATTACCTGGCTCAGTGGTTGACACATTCGCTGGGCAATCCGGTGCGTTTTCCGGCACAGAGCAATGAGAACTCGGTTATACGGCGCTTTCTGCAGAAGCTGCCACCGGACAAGTTACCCGAAATGCCGTCCGATGATACGGTCGCGATTGTGATCCCTGATTCCAAGGCGAAAGATCCGGCAGTGTACAATTACCTGGGTCCGTTGGCCAAAGAGGCGGTGGTTGAATCCATCGAAGACCTGTTCCGGCGCAATCTTTGGTCTGAACTGGGGGATATGACCAGCAGTTCTGTGGGGCTGAACAAGACAATTGCGGCTTGGTGCGAGATGCATGGCATTGACATTGACTACATAGAAACAGTCCGGCAGAAATACTATCGGATGCGCAATGCCTATAACCGGAAAGGCATGTTTTTAGGTTCTTTAACAAGAAAAAGAGAGGATAAGACCCCTGTTTTTGTACAACACCGAACAACTGCGAACAACACCGAACAATTATGAGCGAAATTCACTACATCAGCCGCGTGGAGTACTGTGAAGTCCGAGAACTGACCGCCATGACAGTTGTAAAAAAACAATTTGCCTTGGTTCCACCGGCCGCAAACTTTACGCGGTTACCCATGGTCGGACTGGCTTCGGTCGAAGTCAGCGACAAAATCGAGAACAAACAGCGTGTTTTCGTATCTAAGCTGGCGGTTTTCCTGCCTGAACGGTTCGAGGTGGGCAACAAGAAGCTGTGCTTCCGGCTTCGGACTGTGTCCGGAGAATATTTTATGCTGGGTTCAGGTGACCGCCCGTATTCCCTCATTACCTCCACAGATACTATACCCGATACCCTCTCTTCCAGGTGTGGAAGTGCCATGGTGGCCACCTATACAGGCATTCTGCCCTTGCTTCGTATCATAGATTAGGTATTTTTATATATATAAGGTATAGTGTAATATTGCAATCAAAAATGTGATATGACCTATAACCTGAACATAGATGACTACATTGGCCGTTGGGGCTACTCCAAGCAGTATGTCCGCAATCAGCTGGCAGGCTTGAAAGGCAAGCCTGTCAATGTCCGCATCTCCTCTTTGGGAGGTGCGGTTGATGACGGGTTGGATATCCGTCAGCAGTTTGTTGATCATGGAAACGTGACCGCCTACCTGTATGGGCTGGTGGCAAGTTCGGCTACTATTGCCGCACTGGGTGCGAAAAAGGTGTGCATTTCCAGATATTGTCTGTTCCTGGTGCACAAGGTGAGCAACTGGGTGGATGCCTGGGGGCAGTATAACGCTGACCAGATCCAACAGCTCATCGATGAGCTGAAGGAGAACAAGCTGCAGAACGACAAGTTTGATCTGGTACTGGCGAACATGTATGCGGCCAAGTGCAACAAAAAGGTAGATGATATTCTTGATGTTCTGAAGGCGGGCAGGTGGCTGACCGCACAAGAGGCGTTGGAGTATGGTTTTGTGGACGAGATCATCGAGGGCGATGAGGATAAGCTCAATCTTGCCGCTTATGAAGGCAAGGTCAATATGCTGGGGTTGTCCCCTTTGCCGGTTGCGTCCGGGAGTGAGCGGGATACGGCTGATAGTCATAAATTACTAAACAAAATATTAACTAAACTGGACGGATTGTTTTCATCCAAAGAAAAACAGTCCGTCCCTTCTATTGTTTCCGAAATGAAAAAAGATTACACCAAAATCAACACCCTTCTGAATGTGGAGGGGGTGGAGGACTCGGATGGCAAGGTAATACTCACCGAGGAACAGGTTAGGGCTGTCAATGACCGGCTGGATGCGCTGGAAACGGAGGTCGGCGAACAGAAGGATTTGGTCAGACAGCGTGACGAGCAGATCAAGAACCTGCAAAAATCCGATGGTGACACTACCACCACGAGTGTGAAAGAAGACGAAAAAAATGATGCGGTGTCCGCTGCATCCATGTATGACGAAGTTAAAGACTATATTTGATATGGCACAAGTTAGCGTGAATATTACCAGCGAGGATCTTCAGAAGAGTGCTCGCAAGTACCGTAAGGAGTTGTTGCAGATGCCTGTATTGGGGCTATCACGTTCTTTGCAGCACATGACCTTACGTCCGGGAATCCGTTATGCCGAGACTGTGGGTGAACTGTCGGGTGACATGCAGTTCGGACCGTACTCCGAAACCCGTGAGGATAACAGTGAGGTGGTGATCAATCCGCGCACCCTGTATACCTACTTCGGTTCTGTCGTGCGTAATTTCTCACCGAACAAGATTTATCAGTCCATGTGGGGTTCCGACATTACCAAGGGCGAGGCGTTGAAGAATACCGAGATCACCCGTAAGGTGCTGGCGTATCTGACCGCCCAGTTGGGCAAGAACCTGAATATGGTACTGTGGAATGCGGTCCGTAATGATTCGGGTGAGACTTCCAAGGATCTGTTCAATGGCTTTGACACCATTACTAAAAAAGAGCTGGATGGCAAAAAACTTTCTGAAGAGTTGGGCAACTACAAGGTCATTGAGGCGATTACCAAAGAAAATGCCGTCGATACGCTCAAAGCGGTCTGCATGGCGGCTGACGATATGCTGACCGAGGAGTCTTCGGTCAAGCTGTTTGTTCCGAAACATGTGCTTTTCGACTATTGTGAGGACTACAAGAGCACTACAGGAGCGATCCCGTACAACCGTGAATACAAGCAGTACTATGTCGAGGGGTTTGACAATGTGAACATTGTGCCGTTGGCGAATAAGAAGAACAGTCCGTTCATCCACATGACGGTCAAGCGTAACATGCTGGTGGGTGTTAATCAGACCGGTGAGGAAGAGAACGTGGAGGTGGCACGCTTCAAGGCATTTGTGCTCCAGTTTATCGCGACGATGTTTTTCGGTGTGGAGTTCGAGAGTTTGTCCAAGGAGCGTCTGCTGGTGGCATCCATTGATGGTACAACCCCGATCTAAAATAAGGAGGTGATATGGCAAAAGATTGTACGACAGCGGATATTTACCAGTCACTGAACTGGTGTGACGGTCAGACGGTGCTTCCGGGCATCCGTCCGAAGGTTTTCTTTCAGAAGAAATCCAATATTGCAGCTTGGCCCAAACTGCCCAAACTCGAAGAGGTGAAAAGTATGGGAGAGTTGGCGACTTACAAGGGTAATTTCACGATGGCGGCGGAAAAGAAGTGGCTTACGATCAATTCCTTGTCCGCCAAATCCAATGTGACTACCGAGGTGCAGGGAGAACGTCCGAGCACCACGTCTTTGAACAAATGCACGATCAAGCATCCGGGTACTGAAGAAGATGCGGCGGGTTTTTGCCGTCAGGCGATGGCCGATGATCTGGTCTTTCTTGTACAGCAGCGCAACGGCAAGTTCCGTGTGATGGGGTGTGAGGAGTTCGAGACAGTGACCAAGCCCGCCCAGGCATTGGGCGAGGGAGTAACCGGAGAGGCCGGTACCACGCTTGAGATAGAAGCGACCGATGTGTGCCCGGCTCCTTTCTATCCGGGTAAAATTGAGACGGAGGATGGGGATATCTCCGGTGCGGACGGTTCCGCATGGAGCGATTCTTCTTTGGATGAGCCTTGATTCTTTAAGTTTATAAATCGGAGTGGTGGTGTGGCTGGTCTATGCCGCCACTTTTTTAATATTTTAATATATGGATGAGAAATTGACTCATAAAATACAGGACTATCTGGATACACCGCCTTCTGAGCGTGATGTGGTGGCGGGTGCCACTCTGTTGTTGTCCTTGAACCGTAATAAGATTTTGTTTCAGAATGTAATCCGCAAGCCGGAAAAGTTTGCCGATAAGGTGGAGTACGAATTGCGCAAGCACTTGAAAATCCGTTTGGATGGAAAAACCGTATCTGATATCGCACTGATGAATATCACGGTCATACCTTCCGCACAACGGATCATAGACGGAGGTGTCCCGGTACTGGATGTGGATGATGAGTTCTCGGAGGCGAATGTCGCCAAAGGCAGGCGTATGGATCATGACCGCCTTCCCCCTGAGATTCAACGTCTGTGGACGGATAACGGGGCGTTATGGTTTAAGATCAAAGAGTTGTTTGAGCAGCTGAAGGGCATGGAGTCGGCGCCGGCTTGTGACCGTTACGAATACCTGAAGCTGCTTGATGAAGCGGACAAGAAGTATCGTGCCAACCTGCAGGCATACGATGATTATAAGCCTGGTGATCCGGTGACGAAGACGGAAGATGCTTCCGGTCTGGACCCGGCTGAAATCGCTAAAAAAGTGGGTGCGGCACGCAAGTATCTGTCTGATAACAAGAAGAAGCTGGCGGAGTTGAAGGATACAGATGCCGGCAAGTTTACTGCCTTGTTGCAGAAGGTGCAGCAGCGGTATGACTTCCTGATTGCTACCGGTAATGTGGTGGATGAGACACAGGCAGCGGAACTGGCGGCGGTGGGAGTGATCATCTCAACCGATGAAAAAGGTTAGGCAACTGTTGCGGTCACTGTCCGAAGCACCCTTGCAAGCGTATTTGGATAACCGTGTGCAGCTATTCGACATCATCGAGATGATTCTGAGCGAGACTGGTCCGGCGGAGATTTACATCTCCACCTTTTCCACTTCCGAAGAGTTTCTCCGCCGGATCTATCGCTTGAAGCGGCGCGGTCAGCTTATCCGGGCTACCATGTTGGCGGACTTGAAAGCATCCCGTAAGACGGTCAATCTTTATACTTTCATAGCCAATGTGTTCGATGAAGTGTACCTGTCTGAAAATCATTCAAAAGTGATTCTCATTCAAAATGCAAGGTGGCAGGTGTCGATATGCACCTCACAGAATCAGACAAGGGGCAATCGTGTCGAGAGCGGAATCATCACAACCGATCCCGCTGTTTTTATACAACTGAGAGAGCGTTACGCTCATATTATTAATACTAACGCTATACAACTGGATGGTCTATTCAACGGAACAACTTGATCGGATCAGCGAGCTGGCGGCTCTGCTGACCCCTATATCCGATATGGCAGTGCTGCTTGATGTGGATGCGGACACGTTGCGTCTGGATATCCTTGACCGTAATTCGCCTGTTTCCAGGGCGTATTATCACGCCAAAGCATCCACTGCACTGAAACTGCGTAGACAGGAGATCGAACTGGCGAATGTGGGCAGTCCGTTGGCGGTGTCGTTGACAAACGGTTATCTGTTGAATATGGACGCTGATGAAGATCTGTAATAACTATGCCTGTACCTGCTACGATAGAAGTATGTGAGAAATATCTGTTCGCCGATGTCAACGAGATGGCGGCTGACGGCATTCCCGAACTGATTCAACAGCGGTTGATCCGGCTCCGGGATATGTATAATTACTGGTTACAGTTCCCGCGCAAAAAAGATTTGGAGATTGTGCAGGAACTGGAGTATCGCTACAAGATCAGCAAATCTTCCGCATACGATGATGTACGCATTATCAAGCGTCTGTTGGGTGATCTGGCCAAGACAACCAAGGATTACCATCGCTACAAGTTCTGCCAGATGATTGATGAGACTTTCGAAATGGCCCGGCGTATCAAGGATGCGCGCGCCATGGGGGCTGCCGCCAATTATTATGGCAAATACACCCAGTTGGATAAAGAAGACATCTTGGACAAAGGTTATGATAAGATTATAGTGCAGCCTTTCGAGCCGACGGATGATCCGACCGTGCTTGGCATCAAGCCTATTCCTAATGTCCGGGATAGAATTAAATCAAAGATTCAACAATATTGGTCTGACGATATTGAGGATGTGGACTTTGAAGAGGTTGAGTTCAATGAAGATGATATCTTTAATCCTAAACCGAAAGAATAATGAAACAATACTTTAATGACCCTCAGCAGGAAGTGATGTACACGGCGGCCAAAGATTCGGTGATTGTGGGTGGTCGTGGTATCGGGAAAGGATTGATTCATGCGGCATGGAATTTGCGCAACATGCAGCGTATGCCCGGTTCCATTACAGGATTTGTCGGTGCCAACTGCAAGCGTGTCTTGACTAATACGTTGCCCTCCATGCTGATACATTGGGAGAACTGGGGATTTAAGCGTGACCTGCATTGGTGTGTCGGTCGCAAGCCGCCGAAGTCATGGGGGTGGGGTGAGCCTATTTTTGAACCCGATAACTGGGAGAATATTCTATCCTTGTATAACGGATCAATCGGCTATATCATTTCTCAGGACCGGAGCGGTACATCCAACTCGCATTCTTATGACGCACTGGATATTGACGAAGCCAAGTTTATTGACTTCGAACAGCTGAAGGATGAGACACTTCCGGCCAATCGTGGTAACAAGCAGCACTTCGGACATCACTTTTTTCACCATGGCATGTTGATCTCCTCTGATATGCCGGTCACTAAAAAAGGGTCTTGGTTCCTGGATTATGAGAAGAAGTGTGATCCCGAACTGATTGAGGTGATACAGGGCGCTGTTTTTGAAATATGGAAGACCAAAGATAAAATCAAGAAGCTGGTTGCGGCAGGTAAGGAGATACCTGCTTATCTGCGTTCTTATCTCCGTACTCTTTCACGTGATCTGTGCCGGATGCGTTCCGTGGCGGTCATGTACAAGGAATATTCAAGTATCTGGAACATGCAGGTGTTGGGTGAGAAGTGGGTTAATGATATGAAACGTGACCTGCCTCCGTTGACCTTCATGACGGCTATCCTGTGCAAGCGCATAGGCATCACCCGTGACGGATTCTATTCTTCGTTGCGTTCCGGTCACAAGTACAGTGCTACCAACTTTTCCTACCTTGACAGTTTGGAGTACAAGTTTGACAAGCTCAAGGTTCCCACTTCGTTGGCTGATGCCGATGTGGAGACTCAAATGCCCATCTGCATAGCTTTCGATTACAATGCGAATATCAACTGGCTGGTGGCAGGACAGCCGCAGGGGCGCAAGCTGAGAGTGCTCAAGTCCTTCTTTGTAAAGTACGAGCGTAAGTTGCCTGAACTGGTGGATGATTTTTGTACTTATTACCGGCATCACAAGCGTAAGAAGGTGGTGTTTTACTATGACAGTACGGCATTGGGTTCCAATTATGCAGTCAATGATCAGGATTTCAGGTGGGTTATTGCGCATGAGTTCCGCAAGCGTGGCTGGCAGGTGGATGAAGTGTATATAGGCAAGCCTATGAGTCACATTGAGAAATATCTGCTGGTCAACCGTATGTTGTCCGGACAGGCGAATCTTATACCTTTCTTTAACGAGCAGAATAATGAAGATCTGCTGATATCCATCCAGACGGCAGGTGTGTACAATGGGGGCAAGGACAAACGGGGTGAGAAGCTGGCGGAAACGGAGGAGGACCGGCTTGAAGGGCGTACCGATGGTTCCGATGCGTTTGATACCTTGTGTATCGGTTGTGAGAAATTTCCACATACCCATATCAACCTGTTTGTTACTTCCGCGTTGTAGAGATTACCGAAGTGTATATCTCATTACCGTGCATCATATGATGTGCGGTTTTTTTTGTCCTAGTTTGCGGCATACCGCCCGTTTGGTAATAATAAGTTACATATTCCGCTGCTTTTGGGGGGTGGGTAATGATTTTTTCGATAGCGCGGTGGGGGGTACGCTTCGCTAGTTCCGCACAAAGTGCGGGTGAAAAAGGCTGTAAATGCTTGGTAAATAGGCAATCATTTTTTTGAGCGCTGGAAAACTGAGATTTTCAGCGTAAAAACAGGGCTTTTTAAAAGGTAATTCATTGTTTTCCAATATGCTATCACCCTATCGTGCGTGCGAAAATCCGCTGGCTATGCTTTCATTATAGCCGAATACCGGATTTTCGCACGCACGATAGCAGCGGTAAAAGAACACTCGTTAGTTCTTTTGATGTGGTTTGTCTCTTTCTCTCTTTCCTGCCTGTCGCCCTTGTTTGTCGCTCTCCCCCGTGATATGTATCTCCTTTATACTGCGAAGGTAAATGTTCCATGCCACATGCCAAGTTCAGGCTCTGTTCTGAAAAAAATCTCCACCCTGAAGGGTAGTATTCAAGCCGTTGGTTTTTTGAAAACTTGTCTTTATGTGTCCTGTAACACCTTCTGATGCAGCATAAAGGCGAAACATACCCCGAGCGATAGCGACGGAATAAAAAAAAGCTCCAGGCAGGGAGAAAGAGGTTAAAGGCTCACACCCTCCGGGCTTCAAGTTCAAGAATTTAAATGATATGATTATGGCACAGAAAATCAACGATTACTATTTGAAACAGTGGCAAAAGCCGATAATCTCTTTTTTCGATTATTTGCCGATAAAGTACGAAGCTACCGAAAAGGAATGGCAGATACGGCAATTGATATGGGATTTTAAGGACGGCAGACGTAGCGGCAAGGTGGCGGAACTGGTGGCTAGGCAGATACGGGCGCAGTTCGGTAGTTTGTGTGATACGATAACATTTGCCTGTATTCCTGCCTGTACGGCGGTGGCGAATGCTATCCGTTATGAGGAATTTGCGGAAGAGGTGTGCCGTTTGACGGGTGCTACCAACGCATACAAGGCGATAACCATTGAGGGGGAACGGCTTGCCGTTCATGAGAACCAAAACGGAAAAAATATTGAATCGGTGCATATCATTAAGTTTAATCGGGATTTTTTCAACGGAAAAAAAGTGCTTCTTTTCGATGATATTATAACCCGTGGCTTTTCTTATGCCCGTTTTGCGTGCGAGATTGAAAATTTCGGTGCTGAAGTGTTGGGAGGTTATTTTTTAGGTAGAACATTATTAAAATAAATGGGTATGAATACATTATTTGATAGAGATTACAGGGCGTTGAATCAGAGTGAGTTAATTTATAAGGTGACGAACCGTAGGGAGTTTTCCAAACAGGAAAATATGACTTTTGAAGAAGTTTTGGAAAGTCTGACACCGGCACGCAGGGAAGTAGCCGAAGCTGTTATCGAATTATACAAGAGATGCAAGAACAAAGAGCCGGAAAAGATATTGAGCAGCAAGGATATATATAATTATATGTATCCTGTCATGACCGATTTGAAACAGGAGGAATTTTGGGTGGTTTTTATAAACCACTCCCATAAGGTAATCAAAAGGAAGAGAATATCAATCGGTAGAATTGATTCCGCAATGGTGGATGTACGGTTGGTATTGAAAGAGGCTTTGTCTTGTTGTGCGGTGGCAATGGTGGTTTTGCATAATCATCCGTCAGGAGCGGTCAACCCCAGCAGGCAGGATGATGATGTAACAGAAAAGCTGTCTAAAGCAGGAAAGTTGATGGAGGTTGAGTTAATGGACCATGTGATTTTTGGGAATGGGACATATTACTCTTACAGGGATGAGGGGAAATTGTGATAGGGAAGAAAGAGCCTGTCTTTAGGGGCAGGCTTGAAAATTTGCCGTCGGCTGCCGCCGCGCTCACAAGTTCACACGACGGCAGCCGACGGGACAGCGGAATTTTTTGTTTTTCCGTTCCTTCAACCACGGAGGGGATGATATAAAAAATAATATCATTTTATGCGTTTTTATTTGGTGAATGATATAAATATTTATATCTTTGTGGAGTCAAACAATAACAATAAACACATAATGAAAAAATACAAGGTTAGAGAGGTGATTAAATTGCTCGAAGCTGATGGATGGGTGAAGTTGAAAGGCTCAGGGGGCGATCACCGGCAGTTCAAGCATCCGACAAAAAAAGGCAGGGTGACGGTCAGAGGGCATGAGAGTGAGGTTTTGAGTCAATTTTTATTAAACAGTATTTGGAAACAGGCAGGGTGGAAATAACACCCTGCTAAAAAGATAAGTATGGGATTATGGCTAAGATTAAAGTAAAAGTAGATTGGTGTGACAAGAATTTCGGTGCGGTCACCGAAGAGGATGTATTGTGCGGAATGGTTGTCGCTACATCCAAAAGCTATGAGGGGCTAATGGATGAACTGGCTGCTGCGGTTCGTGAGCATATTGAAGGGCTGGTGCAGGATGGTGAGGTGCTTCCCGATTGGCTGGTTCGAGGTGATTATGAGTTTGATGTTGAATTGGGAATGGCTGCCTTACTTCGTAAGTGCGAGCAGTTCACTTCGTTGGCTGCCATCTCACGGGCTTCGGGTATCAACCAGCAACAACTTTCACATTATGCAAGCGGTTTGCGTACTCCGCGCCAGGAGCAGCGGAAACGTATTATTGACGGTATTCATCGTATCGGTCAAGAGTTCTTATCAGTTGTGTAGTTATTGTTTGACAGCATGACAGGCAACTTGATTAGTCAGGCTCCCACGGGGTGGGAGCCTTTTTATTGGAATAAAAGTATTCTTTTGTATTGTCAGATATTATTGTTATATTTGCAGTGCCCTCAAATTTAGTGACATAAATACTGGTAAAACAGGACATGAATCCCTTTTCAAGACGTAATCCGTAAAATCGGGTTAAGGTTACACTAATACCTTTGGGCGCGTTTTGATAAGGGATTCGCCATATTTGTCTGGAATGGAGAATTTTGATGTTGAAAAATTGATTAAGTACATAGAACCTATAAAAGATGGAACAAACTATTGGTTGGTTCGAACAATGGGAGGCGATTATTATGATGAATATGTAGATAAACATTTCATAGCAATCGGATATAATGAAATAACTGTTGATGATTTAAATCATCTCCCTGAAAAAGAAAAAACTGCTAGAAAGATATTGCAAGAAATGTTGAAAGGCAGGAGGGAAAATATTCGCAATACAAGTTATCCTGCTTCACAGATGCTTCGTTTTGCGCGTGAAATGAAAGTGGGTGATATTGTTATCGTACCAGCTTCTTCTTCCTATAAAGTTACTTTTGGAGTTATAGAGAGTGAACTATATCAAGAAAAGATGAATCTTCATGCGGCATTGGGCTGCCCTTTTGCAAAAAGAAGAAATGTAAAGTGGTTAAGAACATCAATGCGTCATTCCTTGCCAGCGGAATTACAGTTGATGTTCAATTCAAGACATATAATTTCAGAAATTAAGTCCTATGCTTCATATGTAGATAACTTCTTAAACGATTTCTATACTAAAGGAGATATGACCTATCTTGTCCTAAGAGTGAGACAAGAAGATACATTGTCTGCTGATGATTTTACTTTAGTCGGTGATTTAATGGAGTTATTTAATGATTATTCTTCAAAAAATGGTTTGGGACTTACATCACAAGACATAAAAATGAAGATGTCTGTACAATCACCTGGTGACATATTAGTATTTGCTCAATCTCCAGAAGGAATCACGATTATAGGACTTATAGTACTGTTTATTAAGGGAGGCACATTTTCTATTAATGTAGGTAACTTTCATGTTGAAGCGAAATCACCCACAATCGGAGATACATTTTCTAAAATGGTGAAGACGGTTAATGAATATTTAAATGATAGCACAAAACGTAAGACTATAAAAAAATTGAGTAAGAAATTAGATAATATGGAAATAGAAGCTCCAACAGCTATTGTAGATATGATAAAGCAATTGGGAACTTCATCTACAAAATCGGATTCAGATAGTACGGATGAAAAATCTATTTGATTTTTTTGGGATGATAGCAACAAACTGTAAATATTAATCCCACTAATATGGATAAGATTATGCAACATTTTATATAGGTAGCTGAAGGAGTATAGGATAATAGTTTGAATATCCATTTGAATATGCATCCTAATAAACCGCAGCAAAAACAAGCAGCTCCAAAATATGATATTATATAATGTAGGGCTTTTTTCATGCTGCAAATATATTTATTTAATATATAAAAAGAAAAAGGATAATGTTAAAATAGACATTATCCTTTTTTATAAAGAATCGATTAAAATCCCACAACAGTAGGATTTATTACAGAAAAAAGGTTGGCACTTTCAAATATTATCACAATATTTGCATTGCCAAATAAAAACCGATTTGCATCTCCTCATATCGTGTAACCCGTAAAATCGGGTTCCGGGTGGTTCCGGTTGGCGCACGATATGAGGAGATGTTTTTTAATAAAATGAATAAGATTCAAACAGAGATAGCTGATGCCATTTTACAATATACATACAATAATGGTCGTGGGTCTTATTTAGGCGTAAAAGATTATCTGTATTTCAGAGTGGGCAAACCTCTGTATAGTTTAAAAGACATCAATATTGTATTAGGAGTTTTGTTGGGATCTAAGCTTTTGAAAGGAGATGCCAAAATGTTCTTTTTGACGGAAGAAGGAGAAAAGGCGATGCGGTTGGGATTGAATTCTTATGAAAACTTTCTTTCTGAGACAGAGATAAAAAGAGAAAAGAATGATTTCAAGAGAGAAATAATCATCGGAATAATAGGTGCGATTGTAGGATCTATTATATCATTTTTGCTATCATGGATGCTATAAAGCTGATGATAAAGCACATGATGAATAGATATTTGTCCCTGCTTTTGTAATTGGCTTTAATATACTGTATTATTGTCATAATCATTTCATTTTTTACAAAGATACGATTTCCTTTTATATCTTTGTAGTCAAAAATTATTAATTGTATAAGATATGAAACAATTTTTTTTTAAGCAATTCCTATTTGTTGTTTTTATGTTATTGAGTTTAATGGCGCATGCACAAAATAGCGCAATAACACCACCCAAGGCCATTAAAGAGCTTTTTTCTAATCCACAAAAAAGAAAAGCGTCTATAGCCAAAGATGAGATTTCAAGTGATGGATTAAGATGGATATGGGGTGATTATCGATATAGCTTCATTGGTACTTCAACAAAAGAAAGGTCGCTTCGCATTATGGTTTTAGGAATTCAGAGAGACTCTATTATAACTTATCAAATATGTTTTGGTATTCATGAAGCTGACACAAAATTAAAAATAGAAAAAGATTCTCCTGTGTTGATAAAGTTTGGAGATGATTCAGTTTATAAAACCAAGAATTTATTTTATGATGAAGATACGGTAGGTGAATCTCATGTTCTAACATATAGTGTTTTTTACACCTATGATATTTATGCCTATATAGAATTGACAGATGAATTGATTGACGGTTTAAAAAAAGGGTTTAAGAAAATTAGATTTGAGGTGAATGATAATATTTATGATGTTGAACCAAGAAAAGATAATGTAAGTAAATTCATTATAGATGAATATAATTTAATTAAGGAAGCGTTTAAAACAAAGAGAACATTTACAGATGATTTTTAATAAAAAGTTTGGCACTCTCAAATAATTAGTTTGATAATTAAAAGAATAAGATAAAAGTTTAATGCCGCTTGGTTGATCGGATAAAATACAAAGTTATGAAAAAAATAGTTTTGCTGATTTTATTATTTCTGCCATTAACAATTTATGCTCAAACAGATAAAGGTTATAAGATAGGATGGTATGGAGCATATAATCAATATCCAATATTGAAGAAAGACTATTCTGATAAAGATGGAATGAGATATTTATCTGGTTCTCATTTCATTTTTACAATTAAAAATTCTTCTTTGACATTGAAAAGCAAAATAAATCTTCAAGTAGGATTAACCTTGGTTTCGGACAAAGTTGATGAAATGTTTCTTCTAATATTTAATTTATCTTCTAAAGAAAAATTATTTTCATGGAAAGGTTCTCCTGTATTGTTGAAATTGGAAAATGATGAAGTCTTGGAGTTGGTCTCAATTTCTAATACAGAAGATAAATATGGTGAATATATATCGACATATAGTATGACTAAGGAATATGAAGTTGATATTATGTATGAAGTCGATGCTTGTCAACTGAAAAAAATAGCATCAGGTGTCAAGAAAATAAGATTGAAGATAAATAATGAATTTCTTGATGTAGAATGTTATAGATATAAAAAGGATTATTTTAGTGATTTTATTCAAGAAGAATCGATCTTGTTACTTCAAAAACTTATAGATAGCAAAAGTAAGGATATACATGATGACTTTTAAAGTACAAAGTATATTCGCAAATTATTTTAAATAAAGTTTTGCACTCTCAGATATAATCCTCATATTAGCAGTGCTAAAACAATTCAATCCTGTTGGTCAGGAACGTAGAGCGCGGTTAATGCTCATGATAGTTTAATGGGCTTTTTTTATACCCATACAGATCCATTTTGCTGATGTCAGCAAAATGATATATAGGAGATTGTAGAAGTCACAACTTGTTGTGCAAAAGTTACGGCTGCCTTTCCCATCAACTTAATTGCTCTACGGAGTGACTACGGATTGATTGTTTTAGCGAACTCGGGAAACGGCGGCCGTTTTTTTAATAAACTGCATGTTCGGTAAATTGGGTGTGTTTCTGATGTGTTACAACCTTTAGCAAAGAACCTGATTTTAAAATATCATGTATAACAGAACACGATGGAGATTTGAAATGGATGAAATCACATGAAATGATACATGTCAAATAGGGAGTTAATATAGCAGAATTAAAGTTGTTTTTAGAACCATGATGTGGTATTTGAATTGTTTGGATTGTTTTCCAAAAAGTTTGATCGATTTTGTTTAATTTAGATTTTAAACAAGAGATACGTTTGGAATTTAAGGAAACGTCCCCAAAGTAAATACAGTTAGGAAGTGATAAGCAATAGTATCTTTTTAACATATCAACGTTTCCATTTTTAATTTTATTTTTCCAATAAGATATAAAGAATAATGATGGTTTCGTGTTATATGTCGTACCAGAAAAAAGAATTATAGATGAGTCGTTTGTATTACTTTTTAACGTATCGCGATACGTTTTAGATATAGTCTGAAAATTGTCTATAATGTAATTCTCTTCATTTAAATTATTATATTCTAGGCCATTGCATTGTAGTATTGTTTTTAAATTTGTTATATTTTTTGTATAATCAAAATTGAATGGGATAAAGTACCATTGTGAATTTGTGTGAGATGTTGTTAATGGTATATTAATAGGGGTACCACTTGGAATATTGGTATTTTTTTTTTCATGGTTGACAGAATCACTTTGAAAGCTATTGTTTAATTCATCTTCTTGTTCCGGTTTGATTCTAATAACTTCAGTCTCTTTTCCGAAATATTCTTCAGTGTTAATAATTAGTTGAGAAAAATCATTTAGTTTGTTGATATAAACGAATAAAAGTCTGTCTATTTCAGGTATATATGGTATAATAACTTTTTTTATTTTACAACGTTCTTTAAGGTAAGGTATACCATTTATGTGGTCAGCATGGAAATGGGAAATAAATAGAATATCAATAGTGCTATCTTTTGCATAGAGATTTTCTATATAGTTTTTTAAATTTACATCTTTTGTTATTGTTCCACAATCATATACTATATTTATTTCTTTATCAATTGTTTTATGACATTCAGTATAGAATGCTCCAAATCCTATGGGGTGAAATGTTCTAGTTAATGATACCATAATATTGATGTTTTAAAAGTAGATCGTAAAATAATGATATACTTTTCAATGAAACAAGTTTTTATTCAACTATTTAGGTATTTATTCTCCAAAAAGTTACCAAAAAGTTTGTGGATTAAAAAATAATCCCCATCTTTGCAATGACTTCCATTTTGAACAGGCGGACAGTACCGCCAACATAGCCGTTGGCATTTTTTATGCCCATGGATTATCATATAGTTCCGTCCCGTGTGGAGCGTTAATGCGCCCACTGCCTGTTCAAGGTGGAAGTCAACGGGGAGCGGAACTTTTTTTGTTCCCTTCCCGTAATAATCAACATATTGTTTCATTTTAAATGACTTCCAAAATGAAAAATCAAACAGCTACTTTGCCTGTATTAGAGGCAAAAAAATCCACGTTCAGTGTGTGGTGTGAAAAGGAGAATCAACTGTTCTCGTGTGTTCTTGAATCCGTAGTTACCAACCGTCAGGTGTGCCTTATGGCTCATGCTTTCTTGGCTTTTTCTGCATTGGTATGTGCCGGTTTTGTGTCGGCTGTTCCTGCATTGCTTTGCCTGGCTTGGTTTGTTGTGTCGTTACATCTTTGCAAGAAAGGAGGGCTGAAATGAAATTCTTTATTGATGAACCCAAAACTTACCTGTCTGTCAACAATAAAGGCAGGGCTATGAACAAGTGGATTTCCACTTTCACTCATGTATTGATTCCTGATGAACTGTCACGTGATGCCTTTATTGAGAGTATTCGTGCCAAAGCGTCCATGTTGGATGAAGAGTTTCCAAGAACCAAACCGCTTCGTGTGGATGTTTCCAGAAACAATGATATACGTATTGAGGTCTATCCCGATAAGAATCCGTATAATACTGTCTTCATAGTTCATATTTATCCTGTACGTGGCGAGTTCCGCTTCTGTGAAGCTTCAAACCCGAAAATGCTGGAAGGAGGTTTGCGATGAATGACGAATTTTCAATAATGAAGACTGTCGAGATAGGTAGTGACGGTAATAAAGAAGTCAAATTCCATTTATTTGCTCAAAATTATGGAGATATATCCGAAATAAATCATGAACAATTAATCCGATTAGATGCGTTTTTGCATGACTATGTTACAAAGGAGGTGAAGCATGAAAAATAATTCTGCTCCCAATCAATCTCGTGTAGAGGAATATGTATTGATTGAATATCTGATGGCGTTTCTTCCGGCTGATCAACCCGATGGTGATGATGTGTTGTTGAAAAGCACACAAGATATTCAAGATGATTTGTCTGATATGGTGGAGTTGTCCTTGAATGATATTGCATCTACGATGCGTGATACGGGCTATCACATCCATGTAGACAGTGACAATCGTCCCAAATGGATGATGATGCGTCGATAAGAAACATTTTTTATACATTTTACATAGAGGGCATTTTGTTGCAAGACAGGGTGTCCTTGTCTTTTATAGGTTGTGGTATTTGCCTTATTTTTGAAATAAAAAAGGTTATATGATAGTTTTAGTAAAGGATATCCCGGCCTATGCCTTTAGTTCCGGACTGAACGAGCTGGTGTTCGCTACGGATCAGAATAAGGCTGTTCTCTCATTGACAGTCGGAGAAAAAGAGATTCTGTCCGAAACTTACATTCCGGATGCTTCCGGCCGGATAACCATCAATGATTTGCAGGGCTTGATTGAACCGTATTTGGCAACAAACCTGATAGAACGGTGCAGTTATCGGATAACGGACGGATCATCCGAACAGAATAAAAACTTTACGGTGCAGTTCTGTGCTGCGGAGTCCTCCATGCCGGCTGCGGATTTTATGGCGGGCTATTTTTTGTCCACGCTGATGGGAGAGAAGATTACGGCGATAGGGCGCAAGGAGTTCGTGCATCTGGTCACGACTGAGGCATGTCCTGTGACTGCTACCTGTGTCTATTACCGGGACGAAGACGGTTTGTCTACCCGTGAGGTGAGTTTGCGGCAGGTGACAGATACGGACAAGATCGTTACGGTAGAAGTTTCTCCCGAATTGTTGGTCAAACCAGGCTTCGAGCTGGTGCGCTATATTATTCATGCCGGAGTACGGACGCAGACTTTCTCACTCGATCCTGATGCGCCCGATGTCGCTCCGGTTCTGTTGTTCACCAATTCTTTCGGGTGCCAGGAGACGGTTTACTGTACTGGAACTCATGCGTTGGAGCCGGAATACGTCCGGTCCACCGCTTACACTAATGGCATGTTCCGTAATTATCGGATTGATGAGACCAAGGTGTTCAAGGCCAATACGGGTGTGTTGACACATGAGATGGCGTTGTGGCTTGATGATTTGTTCCGGTCTAAAGAGATTTATCTGCTGGACGGTACGACAGTGGGCAAGGAGGTTACCATCACCGAGTCGGAATCGAAGCGCAGTAACGATCTGGATCATTTGCCGTTCTTTACTTTCTCTTATCGGTATGCGCAGCGTAATCACAATATCTTGCAGTTGCTGCGTGCCGGACGTGTGTTTGATAATACATTTGATTATACGTTTGAGTGATATGGGCATAAAGGTAATACATAGGCTTGATGCCATCCGGCTGCTGGAATCCGGACAGCCGGTTGATTTGCGTGTCTGGAAATTGTCCACAGGTGACATCATTGAGTACAAGGGGGTGATCTGTATCGGTTCCCATTGGCGGGGAGGTACGCATCTGGTCAAGTGTCCCAAATCCGGACTGCCGCGCAGGTTGCGTGATATCACATTGTTTTCAATTAATGGTATGGAGGTTTATTTATGAAAAATAAGACAAACAACAGGGTGCGGCTGGACTATATCCCTTCAGGTGTGTTTGAGGTGGGTAAATCCGGCGTGCAGGCGTCCATGGAGACGGTCGAGGACAGTTCGGCGGTTTTTGACGAGGATGGCGAAGATGTGTCCTCGACGACGTTGCCGGGGGCGAAAGGTTATAAATACGTGAACTGGGGCGCTGACAACAGGCTACCGTATGAGCTGATCAGGTTGATAGGGGTTGACGAGGTGATGTCTCAGAACAAGTTGTTCAATGTGCTTACTTGTTACGGTGCTGGGCAGAAGTATAATGACTATGATACGGGCAGACCGACTGTTGATAAGGAAATTAAAAAATGGATGCTGCATAACAGTATACCTTCCTTCATGCTTGAACAGGCGACAGATATGAAGTATTATTTTTTCTGTGTGTCGGTGATCATACTGTCTGTTGACGGTTCCCGGATTGTCAGGCTCCGGCACAAGGAGGCCTGTTATTGCCGGTTTGAAAAGGCGGATGATAAGGGGCGTATCAATCATGTTTTCTATGGCAACTTCCGGAAGTCGGCCTTGCGTGAGGATGAGATCGAGGTACTGCCGCTGCTTGACGAAAAAGACCCGTTGGGTGATCTGGAGGTTCGGATGGGGCGTGAACCCGGCAAGGACGGAAAAAAGTCTATACCCACTAAAGACCGCAAGTTTGCCATTTTGGTCCGTTTTCCGACACCCGGCTGCCGATACTATCCGTTACCCAACTATACTTCTATTTTTCGAGGCGACTGGTTTGACATCAAGCGGTTGATTGGTAAGGGGAAAAAAGCCAAGCTGAAGAATCATGCGACGGTTAAGTACCAGGTTGAAGTCCACAAGGATTTTTGGTCCAATCTGTTGGCTGAAGAGCACATAACCGAGCCTGTAAAGCAGCTGGAGCGCATTAAGAAAGAAAAAGAGAATATTAAAAATTTTGTGTCCGGCATCGAGAATTCCGGCAAGGTCTGGATTACCGGTTATTACATCGATCCTAACGGCAAGGAGAACCGTATGGTGCGTATCAATGTGATTGATACGACTAAAGAGGGTGGCGACTGGTCTGAAGACATTCAAGAGGCGTCCAATATTACCTGTTATGGTGATAATATTCATCCCAATCTGGTGGGAGCCACTCCGGGCAAGTCACAGTCCAATAACTCCGGATCTGACAAGCGCGAGCTGTTTACTCTCAAGCAGTCGCTTGAGATTGCCTTTCATGATCTGATGTATATGCCGCATAATGTGGTGATTCATTATAACGGATGGGGTGAGAAGGTCTATCCGGATGTGCCGATGATCCTGCTCACGACACTGGATCAGAATACCGATGCCAAATCAACGACTGCTAACCGGATAAACCATAATAACGATGAAGATGATAATTGATAAACAGACTTTTGAGAAGGTCGTTTTTGCAGCTGCTTCGGCAAACGTGTATGTGTTTGATGCGATACAAGATCGGTTTGAACAGGCTGAACATAAACTCTTCGGCACGGTGCTGGGGAGTGATACGGATGTGGATACGCTGCCCGTTAAAGAAGATGTGTGCCGTTATATCTGTCTTGATGCGTTTTATCAGGCGATCCCGGGGCTGGATCTGATACTGACGGATACGGGGTTCGGTATTGTCAATAACCAGAATATATCTCCGGCATCACGTGATCGGGTTGAATCGTTGCGCGTGCAGATACAGCGTGAAGCGGATTATACGCTGGACTGTATTATTGAGGGTATGACTGGTGATGACGCTTGGTCTTCATCTGTTTGTGCCCGGTTGGTGATCAGTTCCCTTTACTATACCGGTGCCCATGTGCGTGATTTTGCAGGCCGACCGACAGCCATCCGTGCTGATCTGCTCGAACTTCGTCCGCAAATCAGCGAGGCTGAAGAATATATCCGGCGCGAGATATCCGCAGTTTTATTTGATCATTTGCTTGAACAAATCCGGCATAAGTCTCTGGCTGAAGCTGAGATACCGTTGGTTTGTTCGCTCCGTAGGGCGATAGGTTTTTGGATCAACAAGCAGTTGCCGGCATTCCGTGTGGAACTGGCGAATGTGGTTAACTTGCTGGAGGGGTGTCCGGACGATTTTCCGGCGTATAAGGATAGCGATGCGTATAAGGTAAAACATTTTGAATACTATAAAAATGAAAAAGAAGACACCTGCTACTTTTGGGGATAGGTTGATCAACTTCCATCTGCCGGATGCATGGCACAAGCTGGAGCAATGGCAATTGCGTTATGTGTGTTATATCATGACCCGTTTTGATCCGGTCACGGCAAAGACATACATCTTTGTCCGGCTGCTGGGAATCACTGTATTGCGCAGACAGGAGGACGGGTGGGTTTGTTCTGTTCGCAACGGATGGAAAAAGGTTCGGTTCTTTGTTCATTCGTGGCAAGTACAGTCTTTCCTGCACATGCTGGATTTTATCGAGCGTCCGGGTGATATGCCTTTCTGTTTGTGGCGGATCGGCAGGTTCCGGTCGGTGGATGCCCGGTTGCATGATGTTCCGTTTAAGGAGTATGTCAGTATTGAGAATTATTATCAGGGCTTTTTACGCACGCGCGATAACGCTCTTCTGCGTTCCATGGCAATTTTGTTGTATGTGGATCGCAAAGGGCGGCATCCCCGCCGGTTCAATCCTTCGGAAGAAGAACTGCTGTCCGTGTTTTTGTGGATTGCATCGGTTAAGAATCATTTTACAAAATGCTTTCCCTATCTGTTCCGTCCTCCGGAACAACTGGAGGGTGAAGCCTTTAATATGCTTGAACTCGTCAATGCGGAGATTCGGGCATTGACAGGCGGGGATATCACAAAGGAGAGAGAAGTATTGCAGATGGATTGCTGGCGGGCGTTGACCGAACTGAATGAGAAGGCTCGCGAGGCACAGGAGTTACAACAGAGATATGGATGCAAATAATTTATTCGATGCGCTGTCCTATTTTAAAGGAATGTGCAAAAAAAACAAATTGGCCAAGGCTCACGCTTTTTATCCGTGTGTCTGTTCCGGTATCAACTCGCTTGAAGAGGTTCTTCAGAATCTTCGGCGCGAATCCGCGTTTTTCGCAGTAGATGATACGAATGACGGAGTGACCGAGAAGCGTTCCGGAGGATATTTTAAAAAACGTACTTTTACCGTGTTTCTCATGATGCGATACCGTATCAGTGATATGGCGGAACGCCAAGCGGCACTGGAGGTGTGCCGGCAGCTGTTCCGCCAGGTGCACAGCAGGATGCTGGTTGACCGTGAGAATCTGGATAACGAACTGGTGTACCTGAATACGGATAATGTGTATTCACGCGAACTGGGTGAATACTTTATTTCCGGATGTACAGGTCTGTATTTTATGATTGATGTTTCCGAACCGGTATCTCTAATTTATGACAGTGATGAGTGGGAGGAATGAGAATAGACCGAAGTCCACGGCTGAAGATCGGGCAAAGTATAAGAAGGCGTGGGCCGAGATGATGGTCACTATTTGGAGGGAGAAGATCATGAGACTGCACGTGGTTGATACGGTGTTACTGCACAATGATATAACGGAGAATGTGACAATGGGCAGCAGTGAACTGACTGTGATCCAGCATAAGTTTATGGAATATGGCATTTATCAGGATTGTGGTACGGGGCGGGGATATGAGATCGACGGCCAGTTGTATAATGACGGTCATAGAGGGCATAACAAGGGCGATTTGAAGTTTTTGAATCCGGATTTGAGAGGCAAGAATTATATGCATAGACAAAAATCCGGCAAGATTACCTCAGGTGAACCTCGCAAACCCCGTGAATGGTTCTCACGTGCCTATTTTGCATCGATCATGGTCTTGAAAGAGCAGATGGCATATATGTATGGTGAGGAGTTCTGTGGTCTGCTTGCGGAGAAGATTGAAGAGGCGAATCACAAGCGCAGTACCTCCATGCGTTCGCATTTGTGGGGGCATCATAAAAAGAAATGATGTCTTTTTACGGCTTTTGGCTTTGTTGTTACTTTGGAATAAAAAAGTAAATGGCGGATATTAAAGACACATTAAAAAAATTGGCGGAGCAGATAAGGGATGAGCGTAATGCCGGAGCGAATACGGCATTGCGTGTCGGATCTTTGTTGTTGGCCATGATTGATGCTGGTGCTGATGTTGATAAGCTGAGAAAAATATTTATTTGCAAGGATCAGGATGATTTTACCGGTTTTATGTTGAAACTTCTAGGCGGTATGGAGGTAGGTGAGGCGGTAGATTCTATGGTTGCAGGAAAAGGTATTGTAGCTGACAGGAATGGTCGTATGCAGTTGTCTCGTCTTGAGGTACGCGATTCCGCAGTGTTCAAGGAAATCATCTATAACCGTCTGAACGCACAGGAAGGCGATACCTCATATTCCGAGAACGGAGTCATTGAGTCCGTGGCTTTAGAGAGCGACGGAACTTATACCCTGAAATTGCGCAAGCGCTGGGAGAATGACTTCACCGCATTCCAGGAGGGTGATATAGTGTACGGGATTGTAAACAACCTCTTTTCTACGGGGGAGTATTACGCCTCGTGGATGCGCGTGCTGTCCAAGAATGTCCCGGCCAACTCCATCTCGGTGTTGTCATACCCGGACAGTGAGGTGCCGGGCGGTAAAAACTATCCTCCCACAGAGTTGACGATCATTACCAGAAGAGGAAACGCCTTCAATGAGGACAGGCAAAGCTACTGGTATTTGTCCGCCACCACGGATAAATGTCTTGTCTGGCTGGAAGGAGTAACGAAGCCTGTCTTGGAACAGAACAACTATTACATGATATTGGGGCGTTTGCCCAATTTGGATTTGTTTGACAATCTCCCCGTCAACTATAAGCACTCGTACATATTCGCCCGTGCCGGCATCTTCGGTGAACTTTACCGGGTGGACTGGCAGGGACTGCCCGTACAGGAACTGGTGGACCGTGGCTTTTGGTCGGCCGAAGTCGCGTCCTCTGACAATCCTTACACCAATACGCAGGAGCGGGCGGACACGGTTTGGCACTACGGCTGCAAATGGAAGTGCCTGATGACGGGAACAGCCGACGAACCGCAATATGCGGCGGCCGGATGGGCGATGCTGGAAGGGAACCCGGAATTTACGATAGGGATCGGCAGCACAAAGGGGTGGTATTTTGATATCGAGACTTTTTCCACAACGTTATATATTACCGGCAAGCTGTACAACCGTGACGTGACAGATCATATACTTGACGCTGATGTGAGCTGGACGCGTGATACCGGGAATGTATCAGAAGATAACGCATGGGCGGTGAAGCGTGCCGGCGCCGGGAAAAATCTTCCTCTGACGATAGATGATCTCGGACCGAATTATACCAACATGCGGGTGTGTACGTTTAAAGCACAGGCGTTATTGCGTGACGGGCAGCAGTTTGAAGTGGCGGAGAATTTTGTAACATTTTAAAATGGTTTTATACAATGGCAACAAAGCAACGAAAAATAGAAATCAACTACCGGCTGTTACAAACCAGTTGTAACATCGAGGTGGTGGGCAGCGTGCCGGACATGCAGGTCTACCAGGCTGACAAAGCTGAATACACTCCGGACTATACGCTGACACCGCTGGTCCTGTTTCCGCGGTGCAACGCCACCGATCCGGAAGCGGTGACTAAAATCGGGGCGGTCAACTCCAGGCTGACCAATATGAAGTGGTACGAGCGCATCGGAACCACACGCACACTTATCACATCGACAAACACAGGCTACAGCATTACGGAGTCCGGTGACAGCAAGGGACAGATCACAATGAAAAAAAATGTCACCGTCCTAAAACCCGTCACGCTGGAGTTTTACGCGGAATATGCCGACACACGTACCGGACAGCTGTTTACTTTTCAGATGAGCCGTCTTGTCCGCGCGGTTGACGGTACGGATGCGATCCCCGTATTGACGATAGACAGCCCGTCCACGCTGGACTGGAACCCGGTGCGTGACATCACCGCACAGACCATCACGGCTAAACTGATGGTAGGCGACACGGACGTGACGGCTACGGGCAAATGCAAGTTCTTCTGGTACCGTCTGTTGTCTACGGGAGCGCTGGAGGCGATAACCACAGGAGCGGGTGACAACGACTGGGAGTTTGTATCACTGAACAAGAATGTATATAAGATTGACCGCAATTATATAGGTGATGACATCACGATTGTCTGCAAGGCCACCTATGCGGCTTCCGGGACTCCGGCATCAACCCCGGGCACATCGGCCCCGGCAGTCTCTACGGTGATACGCCGCAGGATTCCGAAGATTGAAGCCGACTGGGAGGGTGTACCTACGGGTGTTCCGGATGGGACTTACGCCATCTTTCCCAGACCCGTCATTCGGGATACCATGGGGGTTATCCCGAATCCATCCGCCATGTTTAACTGCCACTGGTACGTCAAGAAGAGCGGAGATGCCGGATATGCCAAGGTTGCCGACGGATACTCTCCCAGGATACCTTTCAGCAACGGCATGATGTTAAAGCTGGAGGTGGAGGACAGAGGCCCTTACGTGGCGCTGACACAAGACGGCAAGGTGCTCACACAGGGGGGCAAGGCGGTAGTAGTAAGAAAATTTGGATAACATTAAAAACAATAGAATTATGGCATTTTACATTAAAGTAACGAAGGAGGTTGCCGACCGGTTGCATCTGACCGATATCCGCAACAGGACAGCGGATGGCAATGTATTATTGTGGCAGGCGGACGTGGCACGTTTCCCCGGCGACACGGTATTTGACAGGGCCAGGGAAGCGGGCGGCGTCTGCCTGACCCCGCAGGCGGCGAAAGAAGAGATAGACGGTACGGACCATCCCGTCGAAGTATTCACACCTGCCTCTTGGGGGGAGGACAACACCGAAAGCTCCGAAGGCACGGATAGTACGGAAACGACCGGGGAAGGAGGAGCGTCATGAGTTTGGCCAGCGCGACCGGACAGGTCATATTTTCGCAAAAGGGCGGCGTGTACATGCCTGCCATCCAGTGTAACCAGGGAGATCTGTATCAGGAGTATATGGGCGAAGCGTCCGCGCCGACGAACATCGCACCGGATTTCGCTTCGCTCAAGCCCGTCTTGTCCTTCATTCTCACCTCTTCGCGGGTGGCGGAAGGGCTGGTGGTTCCTTCCTCCATGAAATGGTATTTCAATGATGTCGAGATCAAGTTCTCGGGCAATGTCTCCACCAACATGTTTGGCGGTGAGACGGGACATTTCAAGTTTATCCCTTACCAGCCCGGTACGACGGATTACTACGGATTGCAGATCGTCAAGAATCTGGTCAAGGCGAGCGGAGCGGCCTCTTGTACCATCAAGGGTGAAGCTACCGTGACGATAGGGAATACCAGCGACACCGTCCAGTTCGTCTATAGCATCCCCATCACCAAGGGGGTCGGAAACCAAAAGCATGTGACGATCATTGCCGGTGACAACAAGTATTTTACCCTTCGGGACAAAGGGCAGAGCTGCATTCTGAAAGCCGTAGCGCGCATGGGCAGTGACGAGATCACTACCGGACTGGCGTACAAGTGGTACAACCAGGTCAACGGTGCGTGGAGCGTGCTGAGCGGAAAGACCACACAGACATTGACCGTCACCAACGATATGGTTGACACGACAGGTGTGTTCAGAGTGGAGGTGTACCAGGGCGGCAAGCTCATCGGTCAGGACACGCAGTCCGTAATGGATGCGTCCGATCCGTTTGATTTGATCCTGAATCCCACGCCCGAGGACGAGACCATCCGGGAAAGTGGTGACACGGTGGTCTATAAGCCCATTCTGGTCAAGCGTGGAAGTACCACCAAGTACAAGGACATGACTTTCTATTTCGTGTTCATGGACAGTGCAGGAGTAGTCCTTAACCCGTCTACTTCCGGTACAGCAGCCACTTCCGGCACGTGTACTTGGGACATGTGCCAGCAGGCAGGAGGCAACGTGGCATGGACCATCACAACCAAGGAATAAGGAGGTGATATGCCGTTGGTGACTAGAACCGGACAGGTCAGTTTTGCTCCAAAAGGTGACAAGGGAGATAAGGGAGCGCGCATGCGTATGCGTGTATGGGGGGCGTCTGTGTCTTACCTGGAGGGCAAGCAAGGGCAGCAGTTTTACGACATTGTACTTTATGACAACCTGCTGTACCTGTGCATCCGTTCGCATACGTCGGTTTCGACGGAACCCCCCAAACAGAATGTGGCTTCGGGGAAAATAAAATACTGGGAAGTAGCACAGAGCTGGACTTTTATCGCCACCAAGCTGTTGCTGACCGAGAAGATCAAGGCGTCCATGATTGATGCGGACGGTATCATGGCGGTCAATGTGGACATCAGCGGAAAAATCACGGCGGATAGCGGACGTATCGGTCCGTTTTCCATAGATTCCGGCATGTTGTCCTCAAAAACTCTTTATGAGGGGACGGATTCCCATGTCGGTTTCAACCTGTCTGCCGGACAGATAGAGTTTTATAACGAAAGGACATTTGCACGTGTAAAAATCGGAGGGAACACGAAATTTGTCACAATCGAAGGGATATCGTATGATGCCGGAATTGACATACAGAGTCCGAATGCCATGATCGGGATGCACATCAAGACCCTGAGCATTCCTCTGTTCGTGGAGGGGGGTAACATTTTCCTTCATCCGAACAATGACAGTTATGTGTCTCTTCATGGCATAGTGGGGAACTGGAGGAACATATCCGTCAGCACTTCCCTGAATAACAATGATGACAATGTGATGTTTATTAATACGGGTAATATAGAAGTGACACTTCCTCCGGATGTTCCGGGACATACCATATACTTCAAACGTATGAGCGGCGGGGTAAGACTGACAGGCGGGCGCATCCTGCCTGCCCCCGGAGGAAAAGAG